AGAATATTTGACATTAGATTTATCTCCTGACATATTCAAACTTTGGTTGTCTTAATCTTCTGATTTTTCTTCTTCTTTAGTCTCCTCAATTACTTCTTCTACAACTGGTTCTTCTTTTAAAACAGGAACCGCTTCTCCTGTTTCATCGACCTTTTTTAATTGACTAAGGTCAAAGTCTTCTGTTGGATCTATCATGTTTTTATTGTTGGTTAAAAAATATTCTCTAGTTTTCTACTGCTAACTCTTCAGGGTTTTGTTCTTCTGTAGGGATAGCACCTTCTTGATTCATTAACTGCATACCCATTTCTTTGGTAGGCAAATTATCTATAGCATTTGTTTCAAGTTTTACACCTTGTTTCATTTGCTCTATTTCCATCTCAAATTCATATTTTTGTTTTTGTAAGTCTCCTTCTAATTGGGCTTTTAATTTTTCCATCTCCATTTTCATTTGCATATCCAACTGAAGAGTCTGTTGTTTAGACTGCTCTGCTGCTTGGGCGGCTTGTTGCTGGATTTGACCATTCATTTGCTGCTGACGTATAGCATTTTGTTCTGCTATTTCTCTTTTTCTTTTAATTCTATACGCTAACACCTGTTGGGCCTGTTTTAGATTAGTAATGTTTTCTATAAAAACTGCATCTTCAAAATCCACCTGACCCTGCGCTACACTTGCTTGGAGTATTTGCATTAGCCTTTGCCTTTGTTCATCAGTTGGTCTGTCTTCTATTTTTACACCAAACTCATGTTTAGAAACACTAGGAGACATTTGGAAAAATTTAATAGAGTCTCCTCCTAAAGATCTTACATATCCTTCTACTTTGTTTTTCTTAACAGACTCTTGCAACCTAACAATCACTGCAGCAGATAATTTTTCTAATAAATATCTGTCAGCCTGCTCTATATGCGCTAAAGCGTTTGAAGTTGCTTGTGCTGCTAATTTTGCTGTTGTTGTTAAACTCCTTGCATCTGGCGTGGATCCGTCAGTAAATTCATTAAGTCCTGTTATTTGTCTAATCATTTCTATATTGTTTTGAATGATTTGATAATAACTAACCGCATCTCTTCCTAATCCGTTTTCTAACTCTTCAATTGGTCTGTAGTTTGTTGGTCTACCGCCAACGTCATTTCTTCTATAAACCAAAGTTCCTGTTTTATTAAAAAGATCTAAAACATCCATTGGCTTCATTTGATTTCCACCTGAGCCTAATGGTATATCCTCTAAGGCTCCTAGTTCAATCATAATACCTTTTGGTCTTGCTTGGTTGATTGTATTTTGTAACCTATACCATGAAATTTGTATTTGATCCGCAATTGGAATTAACTGCTCCATAATACCTAAAGGCCTCATGTTATAAAAATCTGGAGCATATAGGTGATAATTAAAATCTGTATCCATTAGATTTCTTTTAACCCTCTTCATGTCTGTAGAAAGACCATAATCAAAACAAAAATCAGAGTCAACTATCCATGATATTTTATAAACCACTTTGAATGCAGAGCGCACATATTTATTTTTCTTCTTATTTGAATCATAATATTTTGCTCTTCCGAATTTTTTATTACCTCTTCTATCTACCCTGGATTCATGAACCATTTCATTAACAGAGAAAAATTCTAAATCCAGTACTTTAACCTTTTGGTTGTCATACTCTTTATAGTGATTTCTATTAGAAGGATACATTTTTCCTTTACCCTTTGTTCCTGAAAATTTCTCTCCTATTTCTTGATACTCTTTATCATTAAATTGTGTGCCTGCAACTTGTTTTAGATCGGCAATAGACATTTCTTTTACCTCACCAATATGAACCTTGTCTGTAAAATCTCTTTTATTGCAATGAGAAACCACTAAATTAGCAGGGTCAACAATTCTAATTTTTACTGCCCCGTTACTATCTATAGTTTCTTTATATCCTGCAACGCCATAATCAAACAAGTTTTCTATTACTTGTTTTCTTTTTTCTGGCATATCGTTTGTATGGAAAATTAAATCTATCCCTTGCTCCATTTCTATAGAAGCGTTATGCTTATAAGTATAAGCCATATGCATATCTAATTCCTCATTATTATCAGGCTCTCCGCTTTCTCTTTTTAAAGAAGAAAAAGATTCCATTCCTGGGATTACTTCTTTAACCTTGTTTCTAAGGTCCATCTTGGCTTTTGTATTTTTATAATAGTTCTCCATGTCAGATTTAGCCAATGCATCTATTGGAGTTGCAGAAATATTATATTCTGTTTTAGATAATTTTCCTAACGCTATCCTTCTGAATTTTGGAACTATAGGTAGAACACTCCAATCAATAGCAAGCCACGTTTCATTTTCTTGCTCACCTACATGTAAAAGGTTTTTGTATTTGTTAATAGACTGGCTGCCTTGTGCATAGTCTTTTATCCTAATATAATTTCCCCTGTTGTTATAAAAAGATTCTGAAGAATTGTTGTTAAAATCATTCCACGCTGCTTTAGCGTATTGGAGACACCATTTATGACCTTTTTGTGAAGGGTCTATAAGGTGATCAGGATAATTATCTCTCGTTTTTTTTATGATCATCTTACTCTATATTTCTTAAATAAGGCCTTGGCATCAATTGTTTTGTTTTTTGCCATTTCGTTTCTTAATAAAATGTTCTTATCTGCTATAAGAGTATACCCTGCTGCCATTGCTGCATCAAATTTTGTTGTTTTCGTTATGTCGAATTCTAGCCAATCTTTTAATAAACTTGTAAAGTATACCTTATCAATATTAGTTTCTATGTAGTCCTCCGTAACCTCTGCTATTTGCTGATGTGTTTTGGTAGAACCACTCATGCCTGGTTTTAATGCTCCGGGCAAATACATTAAAAAATTATTATATCCTCTATCTTCAAAATAATTTTTAATTCCTATTTTATT